CAGCTTTTGCTGCTTATCCGCAGGAACTATCCTGTACCCCACAATGTTGGCACCACTTGGTTTACCCTCGTGAGAGAGCAACATAGTCTAAAATAAATTAAACTATGAACAAATGATTAATAGTAAATTAAATCACAGGTGGATAACTTGTATAAACAAGTTGTTACCTACGATAAACGTACTACATCATAAGAAACCAAATCAAAATATTGATAAGTTTCGGAACATGGTCCAATCCATGGTTGTTAATCATGGAGAGGCATATACAATCAAAAGATTAAAATCCTTAAGATTGCTTGTGCAACAGACTGCTTTAAAGCAGCCATTGACAGCCATACCTTTCTGTAAAACAGATAGTGATGGCTTTCCAAGTATAATCAAATACTTGAAACCTGTTCCAAATGATGTCTACAGTATGCGGTACTCACTCTCAGTAATGAGAGTCATTGAGTCATTTCGGTGTTTACCGGAATACTCAGTTAGTACTATAACTGATAAATCAACTGCTAAGCAAAGCTTAGTAGAAGAAATATCAAGTTACATCCGCACGTGGAAGTTTCTTGAGCAAATGCCCAAGTTACAACCATCAACTCTTGTAATGAGTAACAGAGCAGGTCCAAATGGGCCTGCAACTATTACAGCGATCCAGGATCTAACTGCTTTAAGGCAGAGAGAGCCAGAATTGTTATCTAGTATCAAAGAAATGTTGGGGTTAACAATCCCTCATCTTGATCTAGATTCATACAAGTCGCACGAGGAGACAGGCTTAATAGCCTCTAAACTCGTTCTGTTAAGCGATAAGGCGTGTAAAACACGTGTTATTGCGATAGCAGATTGGTGGTCTAACTCAGCACTTTCAAGTTTGCATAATGCATTCTTAAAAGCTTTGCGAAAGTTACCAAGCGATGTTACTTTCAGACAAAATAAGATTCCAGACCTTATAAAAGGAATGGGACTTAACTTATATAGTTCTGATATGACAGCTTTTACAGATAGGTTCCCAATTGAATTGGAAATCGCTCT